AAGTAAAACATTTGGAAGATGGACCTTTTAAATTCATTGTCTTCCAACGCGAGAGAGGCCTTGAAGGAACGCCTCACTTGCAAGGGTTCTGCCAAATGGGAAATCCCACAGCCTTTTCAACGTGGAAGCGTCTCATCTCCCCACGCGCTCACCTTGAAACGCCCCGTGGAACAGCAAGACAGAATTACGAGTATTGTACCAAGGTCGAAACGCGCGAAGGCGGTACTGTCCCCTTTGAGCGAGGAGATATCCCCAACCCAGGAGAGAGAACCGACATCGCCGGAATCGTTGGATTGGCTAAAGACCATACCAAGAGACTCCGAGATATCGTTGACGCCGATGGAGAAACCTATCTCCGATATTATAAAGGAATCGACCGTGTACGGTCCATCTTCAGCGAGCCACGTCGATTTCAAACGGAAGTTTTTTGGTTTTACGGATCCACTGGAACCGGTAAGTCTAAGCTCGCCGACGAGATGGCTCCCGACGCCTACTGGAAGCCCAATGACAAGTGGTTCGACGGTTACGATCCCATCGAACATCCCGACATTATCATCGACGATTTCAGGGCCGATTTCCACAAATTCAATTTCGTCTTGCGGCTCTTTGATCGATACCCTATGCAGGTCGAGATTAAAGGTGGCACTGTTAACTTTCGAGCTAGCCGAGTTTTCGTTACCACGTCCAAACATCCTCGAGAGACCTGGCAGGGAAGAACAGAAGAAGCTATGGATCAGCTTTTGCGACGCCTTAAAGTCGTTGTTGAATTTTTGCCTGGTGGAATCAGACGATTCGATAAGGGAGGGCCTGGCGACCTCGAAGGTAGTGGAATTGTGGAGCCGGCTCTCGCGCGTCGTAGGTTACGTACTTCCGAGGAAGAAGCGCTTGAACGCGTCCAAGATGTTGACGGATTATCTTCCTCCCAGTTTCTTGCCGACGAGCCCCGCATCGGAGGATCTGTCGTAGGTGATAACGAAGATTGGGACGAACTTATGCGTGAGTTGGATACGCGTCAACATAATTGTAGTCAAATATCTGATTCAGATTTTTTAAATGATTTAGAATTAATTTAAGTTAAAAAAAAGTTAATTCAAAGCAAGCTTTGAACCTTCTTCCTCAATGTGCAACATGTTGCTCATCAATGCTCCCAAGAGCGAGTGCATGTGGCGCTCGATTAAACGTTTGTGTCTTGGGCATATTGTGAGTAAGAAAATGTATGTTTATTAAGGAACGACAATTACTCCTGCGGAGTTGATTAAATCTGGGGCACCGCTGGTGTTGTTGAAACTGCTGTTGTATTCAGATATGTCGAGCGTGGCTTGAGTGATTGTACCAGTACCTAGGGCCATAGTTATTGTGTAAGTGTTTGGAGTAGCGTTGGTTGCAGGCTGGACTCTGATGTGCATAACTGCTACGCACGAAGCAGAACCTTGTGCGGATTGGTAGTCCGAAGGACTGTCGCCGGCAGAACCAGCTGCATATAAATCATTAACTCTAGTAACTTGTCCGCCGGTTGAAAGACCGCTGATCAAGCTACCAGTGATTGTAGATCCTTCTACGGCTAACTTTAGCTCTAGATTTCCTGCGTAGTATGATGGAAAGGTTAGAGTGATCGTGTTTGTTCCTAAAGCAATTTGCACGTTTAAGTTGTTTTGTTGACCTTTTAAGAGGGAAGCAACCGTTCCGAATGGCGCTGTTGCCGTTTCACCGCCGTTACTTACAATGAGGCATCTAGTGATGGCGAGGCCTCTTGCAGTTAGAAATTTCGGCTTTCTTAAGACAACTGTGTAATAAACTCTAAGTTCTCCTAGGGTACCATTGAGCATACTACTTGGAATGTTGTGTGTTGCTAGTTGGAAGATACCGTGATCGTAGGATTTGAGATCTTCTCCTACTAACACGGGGTTAGTGCGGACGTAATGTCCGGCGGGTCCAGATAGTTTTTCTGGGTCGCATTCTACTCCCGATACTTGATCATCGGTAGTTTTTGATGATACAGATCCGTAGTATGCTGACATACTGGGTTTATCAGGGAACAGTTTCTGCGAAGCATTGTAGTTAGTAGCTGTTATGATAGTACCAACTTGTCCGTTAGCGGAGTTAACGTCCTGTATAGCGGATTTGAATTTGAAAACTAGCTGTTTAAATTCGTATTCTTCGTAGTTTGCCGCTAATTGGGATAACCAAGGGAAAGTTTGTTCTAAACCTGGATTGAGAGGAAATGGTGTGTTGTCGAAGATACCGGTTGTGGCAGGTGCGTATATATCTCCGATATATTCTTCGTTAGTAATGCATATAGAACCACTTTCGTCTCCAGCGCTTTCGATTTGTGCTGATTGCATATGAGAACCATCCATAACTTCGTTACCCACTTCCATGTCAGAGTAAGCACCACGACCACTGTATAATCCCATTCCAGAGATAGCTCCTATAGCTTTCTGGCCAGCAGCATTTATAACACCACGTCCTACTCCAGCAAGCGTTTTGCCAAGTCCTGATTTTCTCCACATTTTACCAAGACTGTAAGCACCTCTTCCCTGATAGAGTCCACGTCCTCTGTATCCGTGTTGTGCTCTAGAGAACACTTGAGCAGGTGTTGCAAGTCTTTCACTCATTCCAAATTGTGTCGCGGCCCAAGCTTCTGGCGTAGCTGGATCGTCGATACCTTGAATTTTGCGAATGTAAGGAGGTCTAAACTGAACTGCTTTAGCAACTCTGTCGTAGTAAGTAACAGATGATCTACGTCTACTACTCTTGTATTTTCTAGCCATTTTTTTATGATTACCCTTTTTTTTATGATATTTCATTTTTTTAGCTCTCCAATATGGATTTCCGTAAATTGGTTCTGGAATTTCATTTGTTGAATCTTCATTTCGTGCTCGTTTAGTCCCTTGTTTTGTCTCTGCTTGTGAGACGAATGGGACTAATTCCATTATTGATGTTAATATTTTTTTTTGATTGAACATATTTTTCATAAAAAATTTTATTTGGAAGATGCAGACAGAGAGGTCTGTTCGACACACTCCTTACGCTGTTCAGAAGAAGCGTGTTAGGTTTAATCAGCGTTATGATTTGTCCCGAAAACGCCAGGTGTTTCCGAAGAGAGATGTTTTGTCTCCTGACTATCATGAAGATTATGAACGCGATTCGGAACCATTTTGGGATCGTGATCCTGACTTTGGTGATTATCTTGCTACTGGCGTACCACCTCGTTTGCGTACAATGGTAAGTGCAAAAAGGGTTCGTGCAAGACCTTTGGATGATTGGGAATTTCAACCTGGGCGTTTGCAAGCTCGCCGGGTATATGAGCAAACGCAGGATGCCCGTTGGAAATATAATCAGTGGTTTGAAAGATTTAGGAAGAAACGAGGTATTGATCGAGCTGTTGATAGGATAACTGGTAAACGGTTGCCTAATGAACTTGTAGGTATAATAGGTCAATATATATACGATCCCGCTAATGCTGGACCTATGGAGCCAAGGCCGAAATAATATGCGCACAGAGGGTTGGGGTCTAGTATTACCCCCAACCCCTGTGCGCTGTGTTTATTTTAAAAAAAAAAGCGTACAAAAAAAATTTTATCCGTATAAATTTTTTTAACTAAGGTGGGATCGCCATTCATTTAACGAAAAAATTTTTTTCGGTGAACGCGCGTTCATTTTAACCTCTGTGCCATGCACGGAGGTGTTCTTTTGTGTCATAATTTAATAGCTAAGATACATCGTATACAGATTAAATTACTTATCACAAAATAATGAATAAGCGTTGCAGATCAGTTTGTTTTACATTAAACAATTATACTCCAGAAGAAGTAAAACATTTGGAAGATGGACCTTTTAAATTCATTGTCTTCCAACGCGAGAGAGGCCTTGAAGGAACGCCTCATTTGCAAGGGTTCTGCCAAATGGGAAATCCCACAGCCTTTTCAACGTGGAAGCGTCTCATCTCCCCACGCGCTCACCTTGAAACGCCCCGTGGAACAGCAAGACAGAATTACGAGTATTGTACCAAGGTCGAAACGCGCGAAGGCGGTACTGTCCCCTTTGAGCGAGGAGATATCCCCAACCCAGGAGAGAGAACCGACATCGCCGGAATCGTTGGATTGGCTAAAGACCATACCAAGAGACTCCGAGATATCGTTGACGCCGATGGAGAAACCTATCTCCGATATTATAAAGGAATCGACCGTGTACGGTCCATCTTCAGCGAGCCACGTCGATTTCAAACGGAAGTTTTTTGGTTTTACGGATCCACTGGAACCGGTAAGTCTAAGCTCGCCGACGAGATGGCTCCCGACGCCTACTGGAAGCCCAATGACAAGTGGTTCGACGGTTACGATCCCATCGAACATCCCGACATTATCATCGACGATTTCAGGGCCGATTTCCACAAATTCAATTTCGTCTTGCGGCTCTTTGATCGATACCCTATGCAGGTCGAGATTAAAGGTGGCACTGTTAACTTTCGAGCTAGCCGAGTTTTCGTTACCACGTCCAAACATCCTCGAGAGACCTGGCAGGGAAGAACAGAAGAAGCTATGGATCAGCTTTTGCGACGCCTTAAAGTCGTTGTTGAATTTTTGCCTGGTGGAATCCGACGATTCGATAAGGGAGGGCCTTGCGACCTCGAAGGTAGTGGAATTGTGGAGCCGGCTCTCGCGCGTCGTAGGTTACGTTCTTCCGAGGAAGAAGCGGTTGACCGCGTCGAACATGTTGACGGATTATCTGCCTCCCAGTTTTTTGCCAATGAGCCCCGTATCGGAGGACCTATCGTAGACGATAACGAAGATTGGGACGAGCTTATGCGTGAGTTGGATAGTCGTCAACATAATTTTAGTCAGGTTTCTGATAATGATTTTTTAAATGATTTAGAATTAATTTAAGTTAAAAAAAGTTAATTCAAAGCAAGCTTTGAATCTTCTTCCTCAATGTGCAACATGTTGCTCATCAATGTTCCCAAGAGCGAGTGCATGTGGCGCTCGATTAAACCTTTGTGTCTTGGGCGTATTGTGAGTGAGAAAATGTATTTTTATGAAGGAACGACAACAACGCCTGCGGCGTTAACCAAGATAGGAGCACCATTAGTATCATTAAAAGATGTATTGTACTCAGTAATGTCAAGAGATGCTTGAGTGACAGTAGGTGAAGTTCCACCCAAATTAGTAACTATGGTAATTGTATTGGGTGCAGCATTAGTAGCAGGAGATGCTCTAATATGACCAACGTACATAAATCCAAAAGAATTTGCAATTGCTGCTGCCGAGTCAGGGCTATCACCAGCAGATCCAGCAGCATATTGATCATTAACCTTCACAACTTGACCAGAAACAGTGAAACCACTAACACCGCCGGTTAAATTTGTTCCTTCTAGTTGAAATGCAATTGCCAAATTACCAGCATAATAAGCTGGTAATGTTAAGACGATAGTGTTAGCACTTATAGCAATAGCAACATTCAAATTGTTTTGTTGTCCTCTCAAAATATTAGCAACAGCACCCATAGGATTGCTTACAGTTTCACCACCACCAGAAACAAATAAACAGCGAGTAATAGCAAGACCACGAGCGGTGAGAAATTTCGGCTTTCTCAGGACGACTGTGTAATAAACTCTAAGTTCTCCTAGAGTGCCGTTAAGCATACTACTCGGAATGTTGTGTGTAGCTAGCTGGAAGATACCGTGATCGTAGGATTTTAGATCTTCACCTACTAAAACGGGGTTAGTGCGGACGTAATGTCCTGCAGGTCCGGATAGTTTATCTGGGTCGCATTCTACTCCTGATACCTGATCATCGGTAGTTTTTGATGAGACTGATCCGTAGTATGCTGACATACTGGGTTTATCAGGGAATAGTTTTTGTGAAGCGTTGTAGTTCGTAGCAGTTATGATAGTACCAACTTGTCCGTTAGCGGAGTTAACGTCTTGTATAGCGGATTTGAATTTGAAAACTAGTTGTTTAAATTCATATTCTTCGTAGTTTGCCGCTAACTGTGACAACCAAGGGAAAGTTTGTTCTAAACCCGGATTGAGAGGAAAGGGCGTGTTTTCGAAGGTACCGGTTGTAGAAGGTGCGTATATATCTCCAATATATTCTTCGTTGGTAATGCATATAGCACCAGTTTCGTCTCCAGCGCTATGGATCTGTGCTGATTGCATATGTGAACCATTCATAACTTCGTTACCTACTTCCATGTCGTCGTACGCACCACGACCACTGTATAAGCCCATTCCAGAGATAGCTCCTATAGCTTTTGCGCCAGCAGCGTTAATTACACCACGTCCTACTCCAGCAAGGGTTTTACCAAGTCCTGATTTTCTCCACATTTTACCAAGACTGTAAGCACCTCTTCCTTGATAGAGTCCACGTCCTCTGTATCCGTGCTGTGCTCTAGCGAATACTTGAGCAGGTGTTGCAAGTCTTTCATTCATTCCAAATTGTGTCGCGGCCCAAGCTTCTGGAGTAGCTGGATCGTCGACACCAGTAATTTTGCGTACGTAAGGAGGTCTAAACTGAACTGCTTTAGCAACTCTGTCGTAGTAAGTAACAGATGATCTACGTCTACTACTTTTGTATTTTCTAGCCATTTTTTTATGATTACCCTTTTTTTTATGATATTTCATTTTTCTTGGTGCCCAATATGGATTTCCGTATATTGGTTCTGGAATGTCATAATTTGAATTTTCGTCGCGCTGTCGTTTAGTTCCTTGTTTTGTCTCTGCCTGGGAG